GATGTGGTTTTATAACATTCGTTCATGCATATTCTTTGAATTTTAACGTAGCATGAGTAAAACCACTGGGGCCTATGATTATAAGCCCACCTTAGAGTGATAAAGGCACAGGATAATCATATTACTTTTATGTTACACTATAACAAATTCAAAGATGGAGATCTTAAAACTCAACAAAATTTTGGGCGAAATGGATTAAATGAGAAAGATTATACTCCCCAGTGTGGGGAATGTCTTAAAGATGAACAAATCTCGTACTTACCTTCAAAAGACTCTCTTGCCGGAGTCAAAAAGAAGATCGGGGATTGGTTCCAATCCACAATGTCTGAACTTACATACAAATCTATGACTGATGATGATTATATCACTAAGTTGGTAGATGATGTAGTAACTTTTGTAACCATGTCAACTCAAAAAATTGAGGGCTTAGGTGTGGTGGAAACCATATTACAGGCCTTTCGGATCTTCATTAAATGTAGATTTCATGAATCAACGTGGAAGACTTTGTCCTCTAGGTTCTACTCATACATAAGGAAGATCTTAGGTGACTTTGTTGTCCAAGGCGCCGACTATTTTTTCGAAGGAGCGCGAGGATACCTGAATTCATACAAGAATATTTGTAATAGCGAGATAGCTATTAAATTGTACAGATGTTGCATGTATATAATGAGTTTGTCTCTTTTTGACAAACTTGGTATTTCATTCGACGCTTTTGGCTATTCCAAGCTTGAACAAGTTGCACTAAAGAAGAAGTATTACAAAAAACCGGATTTTTTGTATGTCCTTGCGGATACTATTCTTTTTTTAGCAGAACGCGGTTACCAAATTTACTTGACTGGTGATATCAACTGTATTTTCCATTCAGGTGGCACTTATAAAAAGGTGTTTGACACTTGTCGAGAATTGCAGAGGAAATCTCATCTTTTACATAATCCTGAGGAATATGGATTCACGGAAAGTGAATTTAGATCTGATTTGGATGACATTATTGAGAAACTTCAGAATATCGTTAAACATTCGATGCGACTGGAGAAGAGTGATAGAGATACTATCAAATTTACACTCAATGATATGTTGATGATGCGTGATGATTTGAATACTAAATCGGCTGCTCGTCGTAATCGTAAAGCGCCTTTTGCTGTTCAAATTTTCGGGGACTCTGGTATTGGTAAGACTACATTGACTAATATCATCTGCACATATTTTGCTAAGCATGAAAACCTCCCACTAGGGGATGAGTTTCGTTATACTGTTAATCCAGCTGCAAAATATTGGGATGGATTTGTTTCATCTTGTCACACCATAATCTTAGATGATGTTGCCAATGAGGCTCCTGAGATGAATGATCCTAAGTCCTTGAATCAAATTATTCAGATAATTAACAATGCGTCATATTGTCCTGATCAAGCTTCGTTGGAGAATAAAGGTAAAACGCCCTTGAGAGCTAAGTTAGTTGTCGGCACGACAAACGTGAAGAATTTAAATGCTTATCATTATTTTTCATGTCCGTCTGCCGTTCAGAGACGCTTTCCATTCATTATTACTCCGACAGTACGACCTGAGTATAAGGATGAGAGAGGGATGTTATGCTCTGCAAATGTACCACCAGGACCTTATCCTGATCTTTGGACATTTAACGTCGATTTGGTTAAACCAGTTGCCGTTAGTGGTGGAAGAAGACTTGCAGAATTTGAGAACATACATAAGAATATCGATTTGCGTGGTTTACTTACGTGGTTGGATAAAACCATTACAAGTTTTAATACTGACCAGAGTCGAGTTCAAGAGTGTGTTTCTGAAATGCGCAAAGTTAATCTATGTTTATGTTGTAATTTGCCAGATACTATGTGCATGTCGACAGTTCAGAGTGATACAACAACTATCGTAACGACTATTGTTGGATTCTTTTGTCTCAATATCGTTTGGAACAGTTACTTTATTCAGTTAACACGACTTTACTTCTATTATTATATTTTAAGCAAGTATTGTAGAAGGAAGTTCGACATGTGTATTCGCGAGTTGAAAAGGAGAAGTGTAACTCGAGAGGACTGGTACCGTATAGGTGAATCTGTTCAAGGGACAATCAGTAGCCCTAAGGTTCTGGCGACTATAGCTGCTATTACAGTGGCGGCTTACGCCATGTACAAAGTGTATAAAACCATAAGTCCTCAGGGCAAGGAAACTGAGCTTGTTGGTGAACGACCTGTTGATGAACTTGATGGGCGAGAAAACGTTTGGTATAACAATTCATTTGATTTGTGTCCCGCAAACTTTTCACGAGAAAGTTCATCTTCGAAAAGTATGGATTTTAATGCTTTTTGTAAGAAGATATCTGAAAACGTTATTGTCATGAAGATAAACAAGACTGATTCTCCAGGATATGTAGAAGGTCGGGCTCTAGGGATAGGTGGTCATGTATATATTACAAATAACCATAATATACCCCAGATGTCTGAACCAACTTACAT